AAACGGGCATTTGGATATGCCAGACTTTACAATCAAAAATATTTCCCATGGAGTGTGGAGTGGGAAGGAAGATTACTGGAGACAACATCAATTATATTTCAAGTTGATTTTTTTGGAGTGACTTATGGGATGGCTGTTTTGTTGAGTTTAGATAATTATATAAAGGTAAATACAAGAACAGCAGGAGTACAATCATGGAAGTATGAAAATGGAGATTCGGATTTAAACGGGTTTTTAAAGATACGAATAGAATATAATGGCGGTGGGCTTGATACGATTGATAGTTGGAAATTATATGTAAATGATTCCCTGAAAACCATTGCCACGGATTCGTCTGGGGTATATGACAGGGCTAAATTTTATTATGCAGGTAACAGCAACTGGCATCCAACGTGCGTAATAAAGAATTTCAAGTATGAGCGAGGTGGTGAATTGTGGCAGGTAATAAAAGATGGCATATTTATTGACAATATGGGAGATGCTCCAACGGGCAATATCTATATTCCTGCTACTGGAAGTACCGATTGGATAGGACAAACAGCACTTAATCCTGCCACTCAGGATGCTCATAATGGCTGTGAAACGAAAATAAAGATGGCAGATGACGCTGCTATGAAAACAGCCGATGCCTATAATTATCTATATGACGGGGCTGGAGATGCAAAGGCCATTGATGTATCAGAGATGTATTCTGACCTTAATAACAAGATACAGATAAATAATAAGTATCATAATCGCATGGAAGACCTGATTGTGCTATCTACGGCTAATGACCTATCGTTGTATTTAGACGGATTGCTACCAAATAGATATTATATGAGTTTGCGTGTTGATGCTTCTGGCGGTGCGGATGCAGATGTGGTCAAATTACCCGACCTATTAACTGGTAATTCAGCTAAGGGGGATGCTCATTGCACAAGACAACTTGAGTTTTCAAATGATTGGGATGACCTGATTGCTGATGGCAGTCTGGCTATTGGGTTGCATGATTTTGCCCCTGCGTTTTGGCAGTATGCAACCTATGAAGAAGGCAAGTACCATTATGACAATATTGCCACGGCAGGAGAGAAAGCGGATGGAACGGTAAATGAAGACCAAGGGAAGATTAGTTGTGTGCAGGGGGCTTACGATACCTCAAAAGAAAGGATAGAGGATATATATTCTCTTACTGGCTATCCCTACCCAGGGGGAACCGCACCAACAGATGATGATAACAATGAAGATTGGTGGGAATGGATAATTGATGCTTGGGTTGATTATCTTTCTGCTTATGGTGAACTGGAGGCGTTCAGTTTTCTTGGGGCACTACCTTTGGGTTTATTTACCTATGCACATCCAGATGTTTACAAAAAGTTAAATTCCATTATAACTGAAAGCGTTTTATCTAAGGGTAACGTAACATTAACCGACAGCATTGAAGACGATGAAAGCATATTTGATGCAAGCAAGAATGCGAGCATAGTTACTGATGGAGGAGATAAATGCCAGAAGTTAAGTGGTAGTGGTACTGAAGCGTGGGGAAATATATATCTTGGCAGAACAGACTGGCAAACGGCTTATTTTATGGATGTATCTTTTGATGTTAAGCATGTAGGCGGGGCCGGAGCAGATATACCTTTTAAGGCCGTTCACCCTGGAAGCCGCTATGTGACCGGTAGTGGATATTTTGACTCTACAACGATAACAATATGGGGGAATAGCTTATCAAACCCAATGGTAACAGATACGTGGTACACCATGCGAATCACCCAATATGGATATTATTACGTTTTCCGTATTTACGATGCTTCTGGAGACTGTATATTATGTGCAGACAAGTACTATACATCGGCAAGCAAAGGAGAGATGTGTGTTATCAACGCTGAGGGGGAAGACGTTTTAATAAAAAATCTGAGTGTTTACGCTTCATGGAATATACAGGTATATAATCAAATTCATTCTAAATGGGATGATGAATCTGGACACTCTGGAGAGACACTTGATGAATGGGTGCTTGAACGCAAAAAGGAATTATTAAATTCATCTTTAGGTAGCGGTGTTGGGGCTTTATTTTCTCATTATATTAAAGACCCAGAGGAGAAAGCTGCTGATGGCACGTATCAGGGGGTATTGGATAGGTCTTACGAGGGGTTTAATGATATATATACGTGGTGGAGAACAAACGGAAATTATTTTACAAACAGCAAAGAGAACTTTTCTAATTTAGCTACATCCAGAAGGGAAAATAAAGTTGTCAACGGAGATTTTACATCAGAGATATTTGGGGTGGACTATACTATACCTTTTGGCTCTGGCGGTTTTATGACGGTAGACGCTACAGAAACAGCCAACAATAGCATAGACGGCACAAATATAGCTAAACTTGCAAGCGGAAGCGAAACAACCATACAGCATCAAACACTAACAGAGGCAGGGTGGTACTGGTTGGAGTTTATTGCTAAAGGCGATTTTCTGATTACTTATTCAAATGGCCTTATTGGAGATTCATTTGATTCGGTTGATGATAGTAACCATTTCATTGAAGCTGATTATCGTAAATTTAAAATACCAATATATGTGTATAATTACACGAGTGGTATAATAAAAATAGACACTGGGGCCAACAGCTATTTCCACAAGATGAGATTTTACAAGGCAGAAATTTAACGAGCCACTATACGGATAAACAATGATAAAATGAGAATACTAATTATATACACCGTTTCAATACTGCTGGCCGCCGTGGCCGATGGATGCATGGACACCGGGGTAAAGATGGCCGGGCACTCGCTGGAGTCCCTGAGCATATTGGCTCTTTTAATCGTACCGTTCATTCAGAAGTACCGGGGAGGATGGGGCTGGTACATTGCCGCATATCTTTGTCTGAGAGTGGGGATGTTTGACTTGGCCTATAACATTGCAGCCGGGCTGCCGCTGACGTTCCACGGCACTACGAGCCTGTGGGATGGATTCGTTCAGGCCTTTAATCCCCCGATGTGGGCAGAGCTGTTCGGCAGGGCCGTATTTTTATTTGCAGGAGTAATGATAGCAATACAACAAATCAAATATGAAAAGTGAGAGTCATAAGTTATGGAACAATGCAAGTATGAGGCAGAAATCCGGAGGATTGTCAGGATACTCGATGGCAATGCTCGAGGAGGATTGGTAAGAGATATGATTGAAGTACGTAAAGAACAAAATGACATGTGTGTAAGTATTAGTGATTTGAAGGATACAGCCGAGTTACAGGCCAGAGCAATAAGTGGATTCAATCAATACCAAAATTCTCAGGAAGTGTTGAATGAGTATAAGAATGAACACCGGAAGGAAAAGAATAAATGGCTGATGTTGATTATTACACAGTCAATCGGTATTATTGGATTGATATTGACGTTAATATTAAGATGACCTGGGCAGAGATAAATAGAAAGAGGCTGCCATATATCAGGATGGGAGAGAAGCTGTTTAAAACTATGTATAACAGGTTACGTAAACAACTGGTAGATGAACTAAAGAAAGCACAGGATACAAACGAGATGATGCAGATAGGAGTGAACATACAACTTGACAGGGCAGCCGTGCAGGAGGCAATGGAAAAGTATTATCTTCGCACATCAGGTGATTGGGCCAAGATGACAGCCAAGGCAGGCGGCCGCAAGCTCGAGACAAAGCAGGAAGATGACTGGATGGCTATCATACTCGAATATGTGCGGACAAAGAAAGGACCGGGAATAGAGAGCATAATAAGGACCCATGGAGGCGACATAGAGAATATAGTTAGCCGATTTGTGCAAGAGGGCATATCCGAAGGGATAGGAATAGAGAAGATAGCCAGGAACATAAGCAAGGCACAGGGAGAGATGGACCTGTGGAAAGCGCTCAGGATAGCCCGGACCGAGGTGGTTAATGCCAGCAATGAAGGGGTGAAGATAGGCGCAAGTGAATTGCCGGGCAACAAAAAGAAGGTGTGGATAAGCACATTCGATGGCAGGAGCCGGGAGGATCACATGGCCATGGATGGAGTGGAGATCCCGATGAATGAGATGTTCCAGTTACCCACGGGCAGCATGCTTGAATACCCGGGTGACAGCGCTAACGGAGCGCCAGGGGATGTGATTAACTGCCGATGTGCATACGAGATAATTGTGGAAAAAGAAAGTTATTAAAATACAACGAGATGGAAACATTTTATAAATATGGAAGGCCAGTCAGCGAGATAAAAGACGTTGATCTGCAGAAAAGGACCGTACAGGCTTATTACTACAACAGCCAGACGGTGGACAGCGACAATGACATTATCCTCCCGGGCGCATATGCAAAGAGCATCAAGGAGAGAGGACCGAAGAGCCCACAGCCCAGGATCAAGCACCTGTATAACCATTGGGATGGTGCCGGCCTGCTGATGGAGCTCGGCGAAGATGAAAAAGGCGGCTGGTTCCTTTCCAAGCTCGGAAGGCATACGATAGGCAGGGATGTGCTGACCATGTACGATGACGGGCTGATAACAGAGCACAGCCATGGATTTGAAGTGATGAAAACAGGAGAGGAAAGGATCGAGGACAAAGATGTGAGGGTGATAAAGGAAGGAGTGCTGTGGGAGGTCACCAGCCTGGATAAGTGGGGAGCCAATCAGAACACACCGGTCATAAAGAGCAAGGATGATGCCAGTTACTGGATAAAGAAACTTGACAAGCTGCAGAAAGCATTTGCATCGGGCAGCTACAGCGATGAGACATTCGAGCTGCTGGAATTGCAGCTCAAGCAGATACAGCAACTTATTAGCGAATTTGATATGAAGCCGGAGCAACCACCCACTCCACCGAGAGCCGGGGGCCAACCCACTTCAACAAAAATGAAATTATTAAAAATTAAAAATTATTAACTATGTACGAATTTAAGCACATACAACTACCGGATGATCACAAATTCGATGATGATCACCTGGCATTCCTGCAGACCATTGATGAAGGACTCGTCAATGCAGCAGAGAAGAGCGTAAAGAAAGAGGATCTCGAAGCTAAGCAAAAAGAGCTGGAAGAGAAACTCAGCGAACTGAAAAACTCGTTCAAGTATGACGAGGTAAAGGAGCAGCTCCGTGAAGCATTCATTGAGATGGAGAAGATACGTGCCGAGAAGCCGGTCATCTCCAAGGAAGAGAAGCAGGCCAAGGAGCTTGAGCTGAATAACAAGTGGATCAGGGCCATGCTGCGCAAGGACCGTGACGGACTGAAAGCTATCAGCAATGAACTGAAGGAGCTTGAGGTCAAGACCGAGCTTGAGCCCGTGATGCATACCGGCGCTGGATCGGATATGCTCTCCACGGATGCCTCCCAGGGATCATACCTCATACCTGAGCTTCTGCTTGCAGAGGTAAACCGTTTTGTCGTATCCGGTGGGATAGCAAGGCGTGAGATGAGATACCTGCCCTTCTCCGGTGCCGGCAACAGCCGATATATACCTACCCTGCTTACCAACGTAACTGTTGGATGGGTAGATGAAGGTGAGCGCAAGGAAAAGACCAAGCCGATCACATCCAGGGTCCAGCAGACTCTGAAAACTGTGGCTGCCATGGTTATCATGACCGAGGAGATCGTGGAAGATTCAGCAATCAACCTCACCGCATGGTGTGGCCAGCTGTTGGGTGAAGCTATCGCCGCTGAGGAAGATGACCAGTTCTTTGCAGGTACAGGAGCGCCGTGGACCGGCATCCTGAACGATACCAACGTTGCAACTTACCAGCTCGATGCTACCGAGGGAATCACGGACATCACTCCGAATGATTTGCTTGATATGCTGAGCGAGATACCCACCAATGCTCGTGCAGGTGGAAAATTCTACATGCACCAAACCGTACTGGACAGGATCATATCCTACCGTGCCAGTGCAGTCGCTGCCGGTGACGGCGAGGGAGCATTCCTGGTTACCGATCCGAAAGAGGCCGGTGCATACAGGATATGGGGATACCCGGTTGTGGTATCTGATTCACTGCCCGACATCGATGATGATGACGGTGATGCAGATTACCCGTTCCTATTCTTCGGCAACCTGCAGAAATGCTGCGTTTACGGAGATAAGAAAGGTATCCGTGTGAAGATACTGGATCAGGCCAGCGTGTATGATGAGAACGATGAACTTATTAACCTTGCAGAGCAAGACATGGTTGCTCTGAGGGTGCATAAGAGGGTTGGATATGTAATTGTACTTCCAGCCGGAATCGTTGTTCTGCAGACAGGAGCGAGCTCATAGGTAACATAAGTTTTATACAAAGGGTGGGGGCGCTTTGCCTCCTCCCTTTTAATAATAAATATGATGAAAGACAAGAGGATGAAAACACACAAACTGATGATGATCCGTTTGCTCAAGGCCATACCCGGCTACCGGGCAGGAAATGTCGTAGCCAGGAGAATACCGCATGCTGAAAGACTTATCGAGATGAAGATCGCCGAGCCCTATGTGGTTAAGCAGGAGAAAAGAACGATTCAGACCAAGGAGGAGAAGTTTATACCCGAGACAAAGGAGTATAATGGCATCAAGGCTCCCCCGGTTAAGGACTTCAGCCAGACATCGATCAAGAACCTTGGCGAGATAATCGGCGACTTATCGGAAGATGAGCTACTGAATATCATCAAGGTAGATGAGAGGGTATCGGCAGTGAGGCTGGCAAAGAGGGAGATAGCCCGGCGTGAAGAGGATTAATCAGATACGGTTCAGCCCCAACGTCAAGGCTTTCCAGGATAAGATGTTGAATAAGTTTGATTTAAGACTGTTCGACAATCCCGGCGAGCCCGTGGTGATGTATGGGCTTTACAAGCAGGATGATTATGATTTTTTACAGAACTACGGAAACAGGATACACGTTCTTTGGTGTGGCAGCGATGCAAGGATAGCGATAGGACCCAGGGTAGATATCATCAAAGGTTCAGGATGCGTGAACATTGCCAAGAACAGGCAGATACACGATACCCTGAAATCAAAAGGTATTGACAGTAAGATAATACCCGTAACACCCACTCCCCTGGATATCACCCCGGAGAAGAAAGGCAAAAAGGTGTATTGCTATATCGGCAATCCCGGGAAAGAGAGACAGTACAAGGTCAATGCCCTCCGGCAGATAGAGAGCAGGGTGCCCTATAAATTTGTTTATGCCTATCACAACAGCTATCCCCGGGAGCAGCTCCTGGATATTTACAGGGATTGTTTTATCGGGATCAGGCTCCTGGATCATGACGGATTGAGCAATTCAATAATCGAGATGGCGTTGATGGGCAGAAGGACAATATCAAACAATCCCATCCCGGGCACAATACCATGGAGGAAAGGAAGAGTGATACCGGCAATGATAAACAGGGAATACAAGCGGAAAGACATTGAGAGGGTGCATAAAGAGATGATAAGACATATTGACATAGGTGATAAATGGCTATATTATGACGATGAGAACAGCCAGCAGGTGGGTAACGCTCTGCGAAGTGATAAGAAGAATCAATGACCACGTACAGACCGACAGCGAAAAGGACAGGCAGATAAGGGTGCTATGCGCCGAGGCACTCAGGAAAGCAAAGAAGGTAGCCAAGGAACTGAGCGAAAGAGATAGCAAGGTGCTATTGAAAATGTGGGAAAGAAATCCTACATTTGATAAAGATGCGGACAGGAGGATAGACGATAACTATAAACAAGAATTTAGCAGAAGATGAAGCACATACTTATAAGCAGATTATGGTT